TATTCAGCCCGGTCAACATAGAATGCCATCGGCTCGACCCTGGCCTCACCCCTAAGGTAGATGCCTGGTGTCTTGCCTTCCTTTGTGCCTGCGGTGAAATACTTACCCTCTGAGTCTATGAACCTTCTTCGGTTAGCCCGCGAGACATTGCCATATTGATTTTTCGGAGCCTTATCAGTCGGAACAAATATCTTTGCCTGCTTAGGAAACCTTACGCCCCCCTCAATTTGATATTTGAGATAAGCCTTCTGAATCTCCGCAGGGTCGATGACCGCCGTCAGGTTTCTTTTATTCGCCCTTTGACCACGAAACGAATTCGGTTTGAACTGATACGCCTTTAGGGTAAACGGTGTCGGGTTATCTAGCTTAGTTTCCATCTGGTCGGTGATAGCGTTGGCGACATCAGCCGCAACACTATTTAAGGCCAGGGAAGTTGCAAACGGAATCTGCTCTCTCTCTAGGTTTCTGAGTGAGGCAGTCAATCTCCGCAAGTCAGCCGACACATTTACTCTCATGCGACCACTTTATACCGATATTGAGTCTTGCCTCCAGCCTTTGCTACTTTGACCGGAAGTTTTTCTCTGACGAGTTTCCCCGCAGATGTCATCTTGCAGAGAGTAACCTTCGCCGCAGAGAGTTTGATTCCTAGTTTCTCTGCAATCTCATTAGAGTCCAGGCCTGGTGTTGAGTTCAACAGATTTACGATTTCATCACGGACAGACATACTTCCTCCTTTGTTATTGCAACAGTCTAGGGAAACCATAAGAGTGTTGTCAAGGGTAGCGGAACCAGGACTCGAACCTAGAACTCGGCCGTATGAGAGCCGTATGATGCCATTTCACCATTCCGCGCTAAGAAACATTCTTAACCGCACAAACCCATCTATTGTCAGCCTTATACCAACCGTGAACCAGAATCGTCCAGTTGGCCTTCCTGAGTTGCCCGAGATAGGGTGAGTCTTCTATCTTCCTAACCCTTGCAGAGATATTAGACTTTGAGGTTGTCTGGATGCCGACTGTTTCTCCATCCCGCAGGGCAACGATGTCGATAAACCCGAATAAGTCTTTCCTGATGCCTGCGCCCGGAATCCACTTCTCCACAACCTCCGCAATGTAACCATTGGCCCGAAGGGTTCTAAGTGAGAGTTGAGTCGGTGAGAGGGCCATTATTTTGTGACGAGTTTATTGGTCTCGATGAGGTGATGCATCCCATTTATAAATGCTCGATTCCAGAAGTCCCGTCTTTCTTCCCTGGTCATCTGTTTCCCCTGGTCGAGTTCAAAATGACAGTTAATACATAAGGGAGCAACCAGGGCATCCGAGACCTTTATGCCCATTCCCTTGCCTTCATTTCGGTGAGCCGCGACAACAGTCCCATCATCTACCCCGCAGTTTCCGCACGGGATTTCTCTCATTAACTGAAGGAGTTTCTTGTTTCGGAACAATTCTCGACTTTCTTATACACGCCCGCTGACAACCGCAACTCGGTTCAGCCTTCCAACCCTCGACCTCACCATACATCCCGACATAGACCTTGCGGAGATATTTGCAAGACTCTCCCAGATACATTCTCAATTTGCAACCATCGCAGGCAAGGTTAAAGGTAAAGGATTTGTTTCCGCAGTATATACAACTCATGCCGCTTTCATCGCCGCCCGCATCACCGCAATCTTGAAGAGCGGAAAGTTTTCGAAACTGTCTGCACTTATCCCCAACTCCTGACCTTTTGCAACAATCCCCGAGGCGGTTTCATGCCAGGGCTTTTCGTTTATTACATCTGGGAGTTTGACCTCTAGTTCATCGTCCCATCGCTCACCGCGAATCCAAGTCGCGGGGTGAGGGATATATTTCCCGCCTCCTTGCATCCAAGACTCTGTTTTGCAGGCCGATGTAACGGCATTGATTATCTTTGTGATGTCTGGCCTTACATCTTTGGTTTGTAGCCACGCCTTCCGCGCATCCGCTTTAGCGACCTTCTTAGGGTATGCGGCCCAGAAGGTGTCGAAATCATCCGGCATTTTGTTCCTCATAAAAGTTGTTATAGAACATCTCGATTGCGTCCCGCAGTTTTATATCTGTTGCGGTATACCACCTTCCCCGCAGGCGATACTGTTGCACAACGGTTTCTCCGATGTCAATTTCTCCCTCTTCTTGATAGTTCGTGACGATGAGGATAGATGTCCGGTGTTCGGTTTGACAGGCATCGCAGAGTCTTTCTAAAGCGAGTTTCTGCCCTCCTCTGAGTTGAGAATCGGCGAATTTTGTTTCTATGAAGATGAAAAGACGATTTCCAAAGTCTAGGAATCCGTCTAAGTCGGTTGGGGATATGGAGCCGAACCGCAGACCAGAGAAGTTCTTTATGCGGGCCAGGTAGTCTCGGTTCTTTATCTCACTCATCAGAATCCTTATTTTCACCCAGACTGCCCCCTACCCCAACGGGTATGAGACAGGTCTGGTTTCACCCCCGGTCAATGCCGGACTCCCATGCTACGGATTTCAACCGTATACCCTCGACTTGGGAGAACTGCCAGTCGGCGGATTCTTACGGATTTGCACCGGGTCGCTTTCGCGCCTTACCGCTACCCTTTTCTTCCACGCGGCCGGGGTCGGCCCTTAGTGCGCCTGGAGTGCGGTCGGAGGCCAAAAGAAAAACCCCGAAATACTTAGCGGGTGTGACCCTTGGCATGGGCAACACGATGGGTAAGATGGATTCCAGCACCTCGAACCAACGCATCACACACACCCGCTAAATACTCGGGGTTGATTGGAATCACCTCATCCGGCAGTTGCCACACCACCGACATCCCTATGATTGCCCAAGTCTGGAAAAGTTGCAAGTCTGTTGCTCCGCACAATCGAAAGTTGCATATTTTCACATCATGGAAACAATCTGCTTGACATTGTTTCTCGGCATGGTAACATTCTCATACGGTCAACGCTTAGACCGGATGAAAAAGGAGCAAGACAAATGAGTATCGGCAAATCTTACTGGGTAGTCAGCATCAGCAACGAAACCGTCCGCACATCGATGCCAAACAAAGAGTATCGAGAACTGCAACGCACCTTCCGCACCAAAGCCTCTAGCATCCTCAATAATCGGTTTGAGTACAAAACTCAAAAAGAGGCTCTTGCGGCACAAAAGAAGTTGCCCAAGGAAATGCAATCATGGGTTCAGGTTAGGGAGTCCTTCCCAGTTAGCCTGGGTCTAGGCTGGATTTAACACACGGGGGGCTTCGGCCCCTATCTTGAGGAACCAAATGAAAACGCTACCAATACTCTTCGCCGCCGCCCTCCTGGGCGGTTGTGCGACCAAACCGCTGATTGACCCGAAAGCATCCTCGACACCGGCCAACTTTCACTTAGATGAGATGGAATGTGAACGGATTGCGGAGAACATTTCTTATCCAGCAGAGATGGCAAAGAAAGCGGCAATCCAGGGAATCATTTCCGCAATCATGGGAGCCGCACTCGCCAAAGGTAATGTCACCCCAGAAACCGGCGCGGTCGCAGGCCTCATCACCGGCACAACAGTCGGGGCCGGAACCGGCGCATACAACACTTATGAACGCAGGAAACAAGTCATCCGCAGATGCCTGGAGGGCAGAGGATACAAGGTTCTCGAATGACACATTACGAAAAAGAATATATGCGAATCGTTGGTTGTATGTTCGGAGTCGCGGCCGCAATGAAAGACCTAAAAGACTTGAACCTAACACCCGATTATTTGGCAATGGAAAACAGACTGATTGAGTTGTTCAACCAATACGAAAACTTGAGGAAACAAAATGAACCCGCAAAAGAAACTTCTCGCTGAATGCGCCAGACGCACCCCCATAAACAAACCAATCCATGACCTTATCGGCGGCATAGGTCTTGCGATTGTTTTCTTACTCGCCGCCTTTGTCTAAGGAGACTCAAAATGAAATCACTTATCTTTGTTCTTGGCTCGATGATTTTTACAACCGCTTATGCCTGCTCGACCCATACGATGATTGTTAATGGACGGGTCGTGACTTGCACAACTTGTTGCGCGGGAAACAATTGCACAACAAACTGCTATTGAGGTTCGTATGAACAAAACCGGCAAAGTAATAATCCACGGAAACGAATACGCAACCGTAGCCCTTCGGATACAAGAATTCAGGAAAGTTCATCCGAAATGGGAAATCTCAACCGAGATTGTTGAGGTCACCGACCAGAAGGTAATCATGCAAGCCCGCATCTACTCGGATGAGCAGAAATGTATTGCTACCGCTCACGCTGAAGAAAAGCGGGATTCCAGCCCGATAAACAAGACCTCCTGCCTTCTTAATTGCGAGACCTCCGCAGTCGGTCGTGCGCTCTCATTCGCAGGGTTTGGAGGGTCGGACTTTATCGCCTCTGCGGAAGAGATGGTTTCAGCCTTAACGAAAGAGGTTAGTCCCGAGGTCGAGAAACTAAAGAAGGAACTCTCTGGTTGCAAGAATCTGAAAGAGTTGCAAGATGCCTGGAAGAAACTGACCGAAAGCCAGAGGAAGTCTCTTGCGGGATTCAAAGACGAATTAAAGGCATCGCTAAAATGAGCCAGACATTCATCAAAATCACCGGCCAGACCGAGAAAGAGGCGACCGACAAAGCACGGTTGGAATGCAAGAATCTCGGGATTATGCGGCAACCACAAATGTCGCAACCACAACAAAAACCGGACGGAACCTGGGTCATCCAGGTTGTCTACTGGGGGTTAGATTGAGAGAGTCAAATCCATTTCAGACAGGCGAGGGTTTCGGAAACTGGATGAATGACCGTTGCGGGAAGGTCACCGGCAGTCGGATTTCCTCCGCAATGGCATTTCTCAAAAACGGCAACGAGGCCTCGGAGCGGCGCAAACTCAAGATTGAGATTCTCGCGGAGAGACTGACCGGCGATATTGTTCCGAAGTATGTGACCAACGAGATGCAATGGGGCCTGGACAATGAGATACACGCCAAGACCGCATTCGAAAACAGGACAGGGCTTCTGGTCTCCGATTGCGGATTCATTCCGCATCCGAAGTTGGAAAATGTCGGGGCAAGTCCAGACGGTCTCTGCTCGGACGGATGTCTATTCGAGGCCAAATGTCCGACCACGGCCAGGCATATCGAATGGATTCTGGCCGGTGTTATCCCAGAGGAATATAAACCCCAGATGACCCTGCAATCTGCCTGCTTACAAGGCAAACCCGTTTATTTCTGTTCGTTTGACCCCAGACTTCCCGATAGGCAACAGTTGTTCATCAGGAAGTTCGAGCCGACCGAGACAGAGATAAAACTTGTTGAATCGGCCGCTGAGTCGTTTCTGCAAGAAATCGAGAAGATGTTTGACCAATTAACCAATGGAGAAATCTGATGCAACCAGACCGCACAAATACCGGCGCATTATTCCGAAACAAAGATAAAGAAACCGACAAACATCCCGACTATACGGGGAACCTAAACATTAACGGTGTCGAGATGAAGATTTCGGCCTGGATTAACGAATCGCAGAAAGGGCAAAAGTTTCTCCGCATCAAAGTCTCGGAAAGGCAATCTAAACCCGAGCCGAAGAAAGAAGTCACTTTCGATGACCTCGAAGACGATGTTCCGTTTTGAGGTGAACCATGAACCTTGGCGAATATGTGACCAGAATAAATCTGTTGGCGAGAAAGTTGACAACCGACACCGCAGATAGTTTTGCGGACAAATCGGAGATATACAAACTCGCCACGGACATAATGTTAGAGGCCAACAAAATCCGAGAATTTACTCAGGAGAGAGACAATGGCAAACCCAGGATTCTTTCTATTTTACATCCTTTCGATTTTGGTGCTGACGATTTACCTGGAGAAAAGAAATGATTGAATTGCCATTAGCCATTTTGTTGTGGTGTCTGGTAATTATGCTGATCCCGGTTTCTCTAGGAATCTTGATTCAACTTCTAATGTTTTTACTGAAAGGCAAATAATGGAAAATCAAAATGAACCGCAAATCCCGACCTTTGAAAATGGGTTGTTGTATCAAATCCCTTCGGCCAAAACCGACATCCGGAGAACCTTCCGAGAGAAGTGCGGCTGGATTGGCCCGGAGGAACAACGCCGCCAGGCAGAACTTCAGAAAGAGAATCAATGAGGCATTTTGTGATTTTCCTCGGGGTACTTGGGCTTATGACCGTTTCCTATGACCTTGGTCAAAAGAGCGGTCTGGCCTATGCGGTGAAGTCAAACAATGTTCCCGAAGATTTGGAGATGGCCTGCCTGAGACTTTGGGTCGGTGAGCAAAATAAAAAATGGTATGAAAAACATGGAAAGTAAAAATTTTTATAAAAACTTGCGAAAAATGGCATAAAAAATATGGAAAGTAAAAACTTTTATGGAAAACTCGCTAGAGAAGCAGAAGAAAAAATCCTGGGCAGAAAGTTTTGTTTTGCCTGCCAGAGAGCGGCTCCGCTTACTACTGGTCGCCATGTTCTCAGGGGAACAAAGAAGGTCTGGAAGTGCGCCCAATGTGTCGCGAAACAAACTCCAGCGGGGTTTAAGAAATGAGAGCGGAATGTTGGGCTTTACGAAACAGAAACAATGGTTTGCATCGGTCGATTGATTATGAGTTCTATGAACCCATCCTTCCGCAGTTGTTTAGAACCAGAAAGCAGGCATTGGCCTATGCGAACTCAAATGCTTTCTTCCGAAACCATGAGCCGGTGAAGGTGATTCTGAGGATTGAAATGATGTAAAAAAATCCCCGGTTTTGGCCGGGGACTAAAGTCCCTTGCGGGACGCTTGAGGAGACAGACTTTATAATAACCCGGGGGAGACAAGAATTGAACCGGCAATGTGAGGTTCGGTTGTTGATACACACTCCCCCACCTTTGAGGAAACAAAATGACAGAAAAAGAATTGAAATTTCATGCGGATTTATCGACCCTGATTCAGAGGGCTTTTAGGGCCGGGGCAACCCTCGATTCCGTCCAGATGGTCATGGATAAGGTTCAGTCCGACCTGGCCTCTTTCGAGCCATATCTGAAGGCCATGAACGAAAAAGACTTAGGCCCGTGAGTAGAGTTCGGATTCGTCCTTGCGGCGGTTTACGAGGCCTTTTAAGACCACGCCACCGCCCGTCACCCTGGACTTGAGCCAATCCTCGGCCGCACCCTCAAAGTCGCCTCTGAGGTGTTTTTGACGCATTGTGGAGCGTTGGAAAGCCCCCAGGCCCGCATTGAAGGAATACGACACGCAGGCCCAGAGTTGGTTGTCCGTATGTTTACCGTTTAAGAGCCGAGAAACCCCGTTGGCAAAGTATTGGAGGTCATCCGAAAGCAGTTTATCGACCTCTTCCATAGACCAGACCCTATTGTCCTGGGCCTTGAGCGGAAACTCTTTCCGAATCATGCCCGTATAACCCTCTTTTCTGACCATAGGCAGGCCGATTTGCTCTTGGTATAGGACTCTGCCCACCCCGACAGTCCAAATGGCCGCAGGGCAGAGATAGGGCTTTTGCCTAACCCCTTCGTGATGCTTGAGCATCTTTAGAAACTCTGAGGGAGGCGTCATGGTTCCAATAATGGCCCCAACCGAACCAGGCAATAATTTAGGACTGCGGCCAGGGCCAGACTAACCAAGACCGGATGCTGATGAAACAGAGTCGCGAATTCGGTCATTTCTTAGACCATCCTCGGGAGCCGAACCAGTAGCCAATAATCCCGCCGAGCATACTCATCTCGCTTTCGCTAAATACCACATCCGAAAACCTTATAACATCGTCAATGTTAGTAATTAAATTTGGGATAGAAAAAATGTGCCACATAATCCAGACGTTGATTGCCACGAGTTCGAGAACCAGGATGTAGGTAATAGTCGGTCTTACCGTCCCGACATAGTTCACAACCCAGGTAGATGCTTTTTCTAGGACTTTCTGGTCATGCGCCAGGGCCGCATTTTGCATCTGGGCCTCGGACTGCATAGCAATCTGGTCGGTGCGGATTTCCTCGATTTTGGCCTGCGCCGCATACCCTTGAGCCGCGAGTTGCAGTTCCCGCTCGGTCTGCATTTTGGCGAGTTCGAGTTCGTGCTTTTTGTCTGCCTTATCTTGAAAGAAATCCAAGACCCGAGGCAGGCCCGAGATAAGAAGACCCCCGAGGGTCGATAGTAGAGAAAGCATGGTCAACCTTTCATTTCGTAAAAATCAACAATCAGCCCGATATTGGCAATCGCGTAACCGATAAAGGTAATCGTCATTCCAAGACGATGCTCGCCCTTATAGTTCATGGACTGCCACATATAAAGGAGGGTCGCTAAAGCCAGGGGAATCATCGGGTTCACTCAAACCCCCTTGAATTCGACTTCGAGGCAGACACCGTTAAATAGTCCGGTCGGATGCCTTCTCTGCAAAGTGTCCATTTCCGAAGACAGGGAAGTGAAACACTTCACATAGTTCGGATAAGGGCTGGAGTTGTAAATAAACCCACATTGCCCGTTTAGACACATAAAAACTACCGCGAGGAAGACATTCATAATTCTTGCCCCCTGAAATAAGCCACTCCATTTATAACCTCGCAGAGTTCGGGAGGCAACAACATTCCGTCTTTGAAGGTCAGCACCGCAAACCCAGACGCTCCGATACTTGGATTCGCCTCCATGTAATGAAACTGATCCCCGCCTATATCCGCGAGGGTTCCAGTATCGACACCGTAAGCCACCCCAGATTCACCTCGAAACGGAGTGCAGATGAGTCTATGAAGGTGTCCGGTAACCATTGCGGCCGAGCCTTTAGATGTCCGCAAGAAACTCTTCATCGCATTGTTGTAACCGGCGTGAACCCCGCCGTGCCAACGGTGTTTGATGATGGTCGAATCATTTATGTCCAACCTCCAGCCGTGATGCCACCTTCCAAAATGGGAGAACAAATCCAGACCATCTAAACCGACCAATTCTGGAGCGTTTAGGTAACAGTATCTCCAGAGGCGAATATCATGGTTGCCATAGGTCAGAAACAGTTTTGAGTTTTTAGATGCATCCTCAATTTCGGATGTTCTCTCCTGGCAGGCCTCGATTTCCTGTTTTACGGTCGGAGACTTGGCCCCGAACAATGGGTCGTGTTTGCTTATCCGCGCTCCATCGAAAAGGTCGCCATTGATGACGATTGTATGTGGCTTAATTTCCTTTGCTAACTTCACAAATGCCTGATGCGCGACCGATGGTTCGCCAGGCCAATAGTGAGCATCCGAGCCAACCAGAACCACGCCATTTTCGACATAGTGTTTTATGACCTTGCGGTCTTCTGGGATTAGAGTCGGGAAGGTTTTCTGCTTTTTGTTTGCATAAGCAGGCAGGGAAATTCCGTGTTTTTCTTCGATTAAATGCCTCCTGGAATACAGTTGCCTCTCGCTTAATCCAAGAATTTTTGCGGCCTCTGTTGGACTTCCGGTTGCCTTTAAGACACGAATTACATCTTCATCTGAGACTTTTCTTGCGCCCATGAGGCCTCTCTAGTTTCCAGGCATCCACCGGAGGCCGGGAGGCCGTGTCAAATTGACAGGAAATTTCCACCGCTTCCGCAGGGGTTTTTCCTAGAGACATCGCACTTATCGCGAAATTTGCCCCTGTTCCGATTGCCCAATAGTCGTTTTTGATTTTGGCGGGGATTATGCATCCCTCATAAATCCATATCCCGTCCTGGCGCAATTCCAGAATCGTGACATCCATGTCTGAATCTAGTTCTCCACCGGACTCGATTGCGGCATAGAACTTTAGTAATTTGTCCCAATCCCCGCATCCACCATAGATGGATTCTTTTCCTTTACGGAGTTTTTCAACGAGGTAGAACGAATCCTCGCCGCTTACCATACTGTCTGCGGCAATCTCTAAGGTCGAGAACTTAGCCGCAATTGTGGTCATTTATTAATTTTTTGAACCCAAGACTGAACGGTCTTTGTTTCCCAAATGCGGATAACAGACCAGATAAGGGAGGCGAGAGCCGCAACTGCGGGGAGCCATTCGGCGAGGGTAGCAACGACAGTCATAATGGACAATGCATCTGCGGCGTGTTTCGTGTTTTCAGAGATATGTGCTGACATTTGTGGCCTCCCGGCGCGACTTTATATCAATCCAGCCTTGTAAAGCAATAATGTTACTACTGCGGAAGCCGCGCAACATCCAAGCATTAAGAGGCGAAGTTTTCTGACATCCTCGCCAAATGCGTTTTTGTTGTCTGACTGTTCCTTCAGATGCCGGTCTTTAATTTTGAGTATTTCTTCCCAGGCCGATTTGCCATACTTAGAAACAATCTCAATCCGCAATTCTTCTTCGAGTTCTTTCACTTCTTTCAGTTTGCGCCACTCCGCGACTGCGGTGAAAGTCGTATGGTCTGCGTTTACCGATTGGGCTTTCTTCCTAAACCGCGCCCTGGCGACTGCTTCAGAATCCGCAAACTTTACGATGTCCGAGATGAGATGTTCGACCTCTTTCCCGGCCTCTAATCCTTCCCTTACACCCTTGACCGCCTCCCGAGCGACCTGAGTGATTGTGTCTGACATTTTCTCATCTCCATGACCAAACGATAGTTGATAAGAGAACCGTCAGAAACACAATAGCCCAAAGACCCATTATTCAGGCCATTTCTGAGATGAGACAACATCAATCAATGCGGGAACTGTTTTGCAGGCAGAGATAGCAGTTTCTAATCTATCGCACTCAGAAACAATTGCGGCCCGCTTGGTAACAACATCTGCGGGAATGGCAACATCTCTTTCTGCTTTGCGAACAACCATCCAATCAGATTGTGCAAGAAGTTTTCCTGCGGTGTATTTAACTTGAGCAATCCATTGTGATTTGAGACCTTTTGTCACCAATCTTTTTGTCGAGTCAATCATTGCGGGTTCGCCATCAACCTCACCCAAAACTTTGACATAAAGAGGATTTCCGTCTTTATCAGACTCTTCTTTGTCATCGAGCAATTTAGGATTTTTTGGCCCCCAGTAGAATCTCTGGTCGTATTGCTCTGGGTCTGCCACCTCTATTACACCGAGTTGCTCTCGCAGGGATGGACTACGCAAATTGGGATAGCGCACAGAGTTAATCGTCTGCTCTGCGTCTATGTTGATTGGGTTACCGTTTAGTAAAAACATAATTGCTCCTATCGTGCGAGGGAGTACTTAAAGGGGTTTTCGGCAAATGCGGCGTAGATGTAAGTCCCGCCAGAACGATTAACGCCAGTATTGCTTACTCTTGGCTTAAACCCATTTGAAACAATATCTAATGTGTTGGCGGTTGTTGCTTCTGCTAATGAGTCGTTTGGAAAAAGTCTTTTATCTGCGGCGTTGTATGGATTTCTTGCTGTATCCAGCAACTCCCAAGAGTTTGCATTTCCTGTTTCTTTAATAAGAACCCACCTCGGCCTCATGCCCGTGTAAATAAATGGCCCGTCCGAGTTTCCATTGCCCGTGTAACTTCCGAAGGTAGAATAGCCTGCGACTGGGGCGAAGCAGTAGGCTATAATTTTATCTCCGCTAAATCCGTTCCACGCTTGGTCATATCCAAATATGGTGGTAGTTGGTGCTTGATTGTTTTGATTCCACGGATTTGCGTCTGTTAGTTTTGCGGATGTTGTAAATATAAGTCGGCCACCACTAGCAGTTGCAGAGATATGATAGATTTCCCAGTTAAAAGTTCTATCTCTATTTTTCATTATAATCATGCTTGGAGTAGCGCCAAGTCCATGACCGACAGTAGCAGTTCCCGTAGCGGATGTAGTAGTAAACGACACCACACTAAACCCAGCCGTGGTATTAGCACTCACCGTAGAGGTAATAGAGCCATCTGTGTTAGATGAGCCAGCACCGTTGGCTTTCCAGTTCCATGCGACATAGGTGTCTGTATTGGTGTTAAGTTGGGCAAGCGCACCAACTGTAAATCCGTCTGTGCCAAATGCGGTTAAGCCCGTGGTTTCGGTAGTCTCTGCATCTGTGTTATTAGACTCTAATTGCTTCTGCACTCCCCTGACCGCATCGTATAACCCGTGGTCAGCCGCACCGTTACGCTCTTTAATCCACACAAAGTCAGGCTGGAATCCTACGCCTGTAATGCTTTGGCTAGACCCTGTGCCTGGGTAAAGCACGGTGTTAAAGTAATCATTCGCCTGTGTCGTGCTAGTAGCCCCGATGGTTACGGGAGGTAGGTTCTGTGTGCAGACTGCTTTGAAGCCTGATGGGGCGGTGTAGGCGAATGGGCGTTGACCGAAGTTGATACTTCCATTTGATGTGCTTGCGTCACCAGACCCAATTGCCGGAGACAAATATGTTCCGTCTGTTGGCAAGTTAGAAAATCCAGCGTTAGTTCCGGAACTTGGGTTTCCTGAGTTTTGAAATGTGCCGTTTTTTGACCACCAAATTTTTCCTGCGTCCATGTCAATAGCAACGCCAATTACATCATTGGTTGTAAAGGTAGCGCCGTAAGCCGTTCCAGATCCGTTATTGAAAATTGACCCTGTGGTTGCATAATATCCCCAACCATTTGCGTCAACGCCGGGATAATTTGGGTTTGCAGCAGAATTCACAGTAGTTTTTACAACTCCGGGCATTGTTCCGGCCACGCTACTACCGCAAGTAAATTCAAAGTACCATTTTCCGCTATTAAATCCTAATGTTCCTATTGAAAGTCCTTGGTTTGAAGAAGAACTCCATGTTAAGTTTCCATCGGATAAAGTCCCGGTGCTGCCAAGTTTTAACGGATTTAGCGTGCAGTAATTCCCCCGCACCTCACCACCAACACCTGTGTCTGTGCCATACGATGTAGGCGTGTCTACAAGGCTATCGTTACCCGCACCAGCGGTTACAGAAAATCCATTAGGTGTCCAGTTATTACCGTTGCCGGATGAGTCCTTGCCTAGCGTTGTGCTAGTAGTGCCTGAGTTGTCTGCAAACTTGAGATAAAAGCCGTTAGTACCGTAGGTTCCTGTGTAGGCTTTAGGCTTCCACACGCCTGTCGATGCGTCTGTTTCACCGAATGAGGATGGGGTTAAAGCTTGGCCGTCAATGAAGTTAACCTCGGTTAGGTAGCCGGAGAAATAGTTATAATCTCCAGAAACCGTGTAACCTATTCTGTGCTGTACTGTATTGTTTACAGAAGTGTTGTAATCTAGAGTTGGATATGTACCACTAACCGCAGTTATTTGTGAGCCATTAAGGTATATTTTTAATCTATTAGACTCTGTTGCTTGGGTTGTATCCATTGCAACAACAATGTGATACCAAGCGCTTACATCACGAAAAACCTGAGTTGTTTCAATATTATTATTGTTTGTATTAGTCCAGACCCTAAATGTGTCATTAGCATTAAATGCAATTAAATCAACATTACTCGCAGTTGATAATAAAGTCTGAATGTTAGTATCTGAAATCTTGCTCCGCTTAACCCACCCACTCCAAGTCCAAGTCTTACGGTTACCAGCAGAGGCGGGGGTTCTGTTCAGATACGCAGAATCCGCAGAGTTAAACCGCAGACTGCGTTCTATCTGATAGCCGCCGGTAGGTGCAACAATTCCTGTGTTTAGGATTGCCATTTACGCCATCGCTCCTGAGTGCGTTACATAGACATTTGTGCCGTCTGACCAATAAGATAAAAGATAAGTCCCGGCCGCAGAGATAGCCGCTAACGCCCCGGTCTGAACCTTAGTATTGGCATGGGCAGAAACCGTATAACCGCCGGTGTTCACCAGAAGAATGAAACCAGATTGCCCTGCGGTGATATTTGTAAATGTCAGGGTAAAGTTGCCGGTCGGAGTGCATTTGAAGTTGTTGGTTGCGTTCATCGAGAACGAACCATCATTGTCTGTCGTGACCGTTCCGCGCTGACTTGCGCTAAAGGTCTGGGCAACATCAGTTTTGGCCGTGTCTACATCATAGGCCTGAACATCGGTTCCAATCACCAAACCATAAACTTTTGTCAGGGCATCTGATGTCTGGTTTAGTTCGGCAACAGAAATCCAAGCATCGTTATCCGCATTTCGGATTTTTAAGACGCTCGGATTTGCCGCAGTATCAACCCAAATTTGATGTGCAAAAGTTGTGCTTGGGGCGGTTGACCCAGAATTGTTGCTTACAATAGCACTCAGGGCATTATTCAAATCCGACCGAAAATTCGGAAACCCTTGATTTGCTATGTTGTAGTCGTGTTGCGCCATCGTTTCTCCTTATGCGGCCAATTCACCGTAACCTTGGGCAACATAGTCGAATGTCCTATCGACCACCGTGCCGCTAGAATTTAGAAACTTAATTGTAAATGACGAGGAACTCTTTGAGGTAATTGTGTAATAGTCTCCCTGCGCGAGATTCTGAGCCGCAATTCCAATGGCCGGAACCGCCTTAAATGCCGGGGTGAAATTCACAACCTTACCGCCTGCGGAAGTCCCCGAGGTTATGTCCGCACCAGAAGCAATCCGGTCTGGCATATCAACCGTGACTTGAAGATAGGAAACAGTTGGAGAGGCATTCTCATCCTGGGAGGTCAAAACGCACCTAAACCTCAGTCCCCTGGCCTTGTAATCCCCAACAAAGAATTTCCGATAGGCAGTCCAGGTTGGGCTACCAGAAGGATTGTCCGTTGTTGTGGAAATCTGAAGTTCCACATTGACATCGCCCACATTGGTTGTGTCTCCGTCAAACAGACCCTCTTTGTCATCAAACAACCCGTCCGCAGAATCAAATGTGTTTGCATAATCCAATCGGCCGGTTTCAACTATTGCCGTGACCCGCGAGGTATAGACCGACCCTAAATCAACAACGGTCGCAAAGTCATAGGTTCCGTAAGTTGAGGTTGTTCCTCCACCGCCATCAAAATCGCCTTCCGCATCGTCAAAATTTCCAGAAATATCATCAAAATTTGATGCGGTATCTAAAACAAGTTGGTTGTCTACCAGACTGACCTCATTTTTTGTTCCGGTGAATGCTGGATGTTCGGTAACAGTCTCAACCGCATTTAATCCCTTGATGTCCTCGATGATTGCAACTGTTTCTGTCGCGGTAACGGATTCCAAACTAAGTTTGTCAACCGCCTTGATAAAGTATGTTCCGGTCATTGCCGGAGCCACCGCAGTTGTCGCCGGTCGGGAGACCTTTGGCAACAAATCTATTGCATCGGTGTAACTAGCACCGGAAGTTAATCTGGAATGCCGGATTCGATAATGCGATAAATCTAGGTCTGTAATCGGAGTCCAAGTTAAATGTGCTTCGGCTCCAACAATGTTGACGCTGAAATTGGTGACATCGGACGGGGGAGTTGTCTTGCCAACGACATAATGTTGACCAGTTGTCCAACTCGACCGCACTCCAAGACCATTTATCGACCTTGCGCGAACATCATACAAAGCCCCATCGGCCACATTGTAGAGTTCAAAGACATTCCCGGTTGCCTGTCCAAGATTGATCCAATCGCTCGATATAGATAATTTTGCCTGAACTTCATATCTGTTCTGAAAAGTGTTTTCGCCTGTTACGCTGACAATCAACTTGGTAAATACTTCTTCCGCAAAAGACTCCAAAACATCAGACAGGGCAATGCCTGGAGCGGTGACTGTAAACGGGTCTGGAAGATTTGTATTCGGCGCAATGTCAACCGTAGTCTCCATTCCCGAATTCCAATCGTAGACTCCAGAGGCGGTCTCTCTGAGGGTCAGATTTACGAGCGGAACCGCGCCGGTCTCAGAGTTAACAAACTCAAACTCCCAATTCACAACCTCAAAGACTTTGGAACTCCAGCCATATCGACCAATCGTGATGTTTACCGTGTCGCCTGGTTGCAAGGCAAATGCGGTCAACTTACAGGACATCGTGACCGAGATTTGTTGCCTGGCCTTTTCTAAATCTATCTTTGCCAAACGCTGACAGGTTGCGGCCGAGGTTGTAAACGGGAATTGAACATCCTTCCAAATCCTCTCTCCGTCCTCGGTTTCATAAGTCGAGTTCGTCTGCGGAGGAAAACTGTTGAGTTGGTAAAGGGTCTGCGGCTCGGAATAAACGCCTTTGACCGCATTGAAAATATCCCTTCTCGACTGAGAACCTTGAACGGTGATTTCGCCAACAATGTCGTCATCCGTAATCGTCAGCCCCGGAGACCGATAAGCCGCAACCCTCAGAGTCCACTTGCCGCCAACATAGGCCAATTGACCACCGCAGGCCGTGAGCATCTTAGAGATGACATCTTTGGGTTGTTCGCCAGAGGAAAACGCCCCATTTACGGTATAGCGTTTTTCCGTCCCGCCACCGGCAAGAGAGACATTCTCATCACAAATATCAGCCGCAGTCTCAAAAGATGTGTCATCTATTTCCGCAGAACTTGCCCCAAGACCGAATTGAGTATTGATTAAATAATCCCGAATACAGAGAGCGGCATTTTGACTCCAGACAAAATATCCAAGTCTCGGGTCAAATACTTCTCGACCACGGATTTTTGCGGAGAAATTTGGAAGCCCTTGGGGAAATTTATCCTGATCAAATACCGCCTTGACCCCGAGAGTAGCAATTCCTTTGAAGGTGAAATTTTCTGCGGTTGTGGTTGAGAATAATTCCATCGAACCCTGCGCGTCATCACCAATCAAATAGTCAAAATTTAGAACGCTGGTTGAGCCTTTATAGTCAATTGTGTAAATGTTTCCAGAGGTTGTAAGATTAAATTCCTCATCATTTACATAGACTTTTTGAACAGAATTGATTCGATGACCGGCCATAGCGATTGCGAGATACATTGTTTCGTTCTTTGCGCCGGTTGTTTCCATGTGAACAATGGTTCCACCAACACGGGTTTCGCCGTAAACAATGAATGCATCTCCAGCCGCTTGCCTGGTCGAAATTAACTGACCGCGAAGTTGCTCGCCTAACTCAAAACTTTTTGGTGTTTCGGCAAGAAGTTGAGATACCGTTGCGGTTGCTCCAGCCATAACTGCGGCAGACGCAACATAAGCCCCGAGAGTTGCTCCACCAGTTCCAATTGTTAAACCAACCGCAAGAGCAACTGCGGCCGCAATAACAACTGCCTTAAAAATTGATTTGAAACTTAACTTACCCATTACCGACCCCAGGCAATTTGTCTGTCTTGCAGACTAGCAACATTCTTCAAAGAATTGTCACCAGAATAGCGTTTCAATTGCTCTTCATTTGTCAATTTTCTGGCCCTGGGTCTTTCTAGGTCGATAAGAACATTTTCAATTGTCATGGCAATGTTTGCAGTTTCTCCATTTTCTTGAAGAGACATAACATCCATTCGGCCAGCAAAAATTTGATAAAGGTCAGAAACCGGAAGATTATTTGAGCCTAGCGCACCAAGATAAACTTTTGCCAATCGACCGCGATAATTTTCCGATAACATAATCGAAATAATCGAGGCATCTAAGCCAGAAAAATTTAGAACCATTCCATTTGCGGAAAGGTCAGTTGCCTCATTGCTACTAGAAAAACTGATGACAGTTCCAGAACCCGTCCAGGTCTCGGAGTTTGCGGTTATGTCTCCATATCCCGTCCAGAATCTTAGGTCGCCAGAGTCGAACAACAACTCCACCGCATAGAACGGTTTTAACTCATCAGCATTGAATTCGGCTGAGAGAGCGGACGGAAGGGTTCTAGCCATATCACAATGCCTCCCGCGCCGCGAATGTCATACCGTAAAAGGTCGCCTCATTGATGTCCCAGGCCTGCTGGTTAGATGACAGACGAAACACGCCTTTCGGACTCGAAACCGTGATTGCCGCATTATCGGCTGGAGCCGACCGCAAATCAGGCCATAAGGTCAGAGTCGCCTGACCGGAGCCATTTGAATTGACATCATCCAAAACCTTGTAAAGTTGTGCGGTCGCACCAGAACCGAGTTGAATATAGTCTCCGGCTTTTAGAATGCCGGTGATGCTATTTGTCCAACCATCCGTAATCAGTTCATTGCCGGTCTGGGAACCGCCGTTTACTAGGGGAGTGCCGGTCGCGGTTCCTCTTGCGGTTGATCCATTTGGGTCGCCCAGGAGGAAGGTTCCATATTGCCCATTTAATTTGAGCAAAAACGAAATCCAATACTCCGCATCAGCCCTTTTCATTGGTGGCAAAGAAATCTCTGCCTCCCAAAATTGTCCAATATATTTATAAACTTGTTGCTTTGCAGTAAAAGGCGACTGAGAAACGCCAACCACATTGTTTGCGGCCAAACGAACTTTTGCCAGGCCTTTGTTGGTCGGTAAAGCAAGAGGATAAGAAATCGGCATTTAAGTCCCCATCATCTTTGCAAAACCGCCGCCTCTGCGTCTGGAATCCGCAATTGCCGCTTTTGTGGATTCCATAATTCTCGGCAACATATTCACAATTTCCGCACGAACCGTTTGAGAAACACCTGTTGAAATGTTAATCGTCTGGTTCACCACCGCCCCGCTACCACCCAATTGACCATTGGGAACAATCGTCCCGGTCTTGCCGGGAATAAATAATTCTGGCCCGTTTTCACCGACCATATATGGCTGACCAATTCCAACAGTCCCGCCTATTGCCCTTCCCGGAACTGTAATTCCAGTTCCGAGTGGTGCGCCAGTTGTGGTTGTAGTGCTTTTCCCAAATGGCAATACAGAATCTAACGCCTGCGCCAAAGGCCCAACAATATTTCTGCGAATTTGAATTCTAATCAAATCTTCAACAATAGAAATTGCCATTGCCCGGAATGCATCTTTAACAGTCATTGTTCCCATCATTACTTTGACCAATGCATTTTCTAAATTACCAAGAGACCTGATTGCCGCAATTTGAACATTGTCCGCAAGATTTAATACCGTGTCCGCATAATCTTGCAAAGCAGATTTCGCCGCACGAACTGTTTTTTGAGAATTGGCAAACTCTTCCTCGATTGCCATTTGCCTATCCAGAATCTCATCCGGGAAAAGCATATAAGAAATTTCTTGTAATTCTTTTAGCGACTCATAATATTTCCTTGCCGCTGGATCAGTCGATTGAAAAATCTTTTCTAATTTTTTCAACTCATCAGCAAACTCTTTTTGTGTTTGGGTTGAAATTTTTAGATTTTTTATATCTTCTGGAAGAATAATTTCTTTTTTGGGTTTTCCTGGAATATTATTTATCTGCTCCACAAGGCCTTTTGCTTCTTGGGTAGCAATATTTGCTTTGTCAGCAAAATCTTCCAAAAACATATCAAATGTGCCAACCGTTCCTTTTGTGTCAGCGACTATCTGTTTTCCTTTTTGAAGAGAGGCAAAAAAAGAATTAACTCCAGATATGACCGGCCCCAAAACTGTAACCGCCATTTTTTGCAGATTGATAACAAGAGCATCAATATTGTCATTGAACTCTGCAAATTTTTTTGCTTGCTCAGTTGTAACGGTTGCTTCAAATTTTTTAAGAGCATCGCTTCCTTCGTTTAGCATCGGAATCAATTCCGCGCCAGAACGACCAAGAAGTTTCATGGCAACATTAGTTTTCCCTGCCCCATCTGCGGCCCCGGCGAATGCGTCTGCAATTCGATAAAAAATTTCTGTTGGACTGCTTTTCTTTAATTGTTCCTGAGTAATTCCAAGAGCGGAAAATGCTTTTAATTGCTCTTCTGACCCAGAAGTTGCCTCTGCAATCGCTCTGTTTAATTTTACTAAACCCGTGTTTAATGTTTCTGCATTTGTGCCATTTAATTTGGCCGCATTTCCAAGAGAGGAAAGTTGCTCAACCGCAATTCCAGTTTGCTTAGAAAGGTCGGTTAAACGGTCGCTAGTATCAATGACAGACTTTGCAAAAGCGGCCAGTCCAGCAACGGAGAAAGCGGCCGCAAGAGGCCCTGCTATTCCTCTTAAACTATTTTGGAGTGCGCCAATATTCCCTTGAACAGAGCGGAATGCGGCAGTTGTTTGGTCAACGGCCGTTATTCTTATTTGTGTTCCGTCTGCCATCGCTCACCCTAAAAAATGCAATCCACTCATTTAATTCTGACAAAGAAATGTTTTCAATTTCTTCTATCGTCTTGCCTAGCCTATCCGCTAAAGAAATGAGATTAAACCGTAGCGGACAGGCCGTTAGTTTTTTTCATGTTCCTCGATGGTTCCAATTCCAACAAACATCTCAGCCGCAACCCGAGAAACAACAGTCACTTGCTCGCGCATCAAAAACGGCCGGTCTTCCAGGGTGAACAACTTTTCACCTTCTTTGTTCTCGGCCTTCTGGATGATTAAATCAACCATCGCCGAGATGCTCATGTTTTGCAAAAAGTCCTTATGCTTTCGCTGGAGTTTGTCTATATCCGCGCAAGTTAGGGGACTAACCCACATTTGCAAAGCAGAGTCTTCACCCCACTCCTGGACTTCGATGATTTTCCGTGCGGCCTGACGCTTTGCCGCAATGCGCTCACCGAGACCCATACATTAAACCGTTGACTCTGATAATGCGCCCGTTCCCTGGAGGGTGAAAGATGCTTCCACCATTCCATCGAAGGTTGCATTTACAGTTTTGCCGGTAACAATTGCGGAACCCGTGTAATAAATATCACCGGTCGATGAACCCTCTGGATAAACATTCAGAGTCACGCTGGAGCCGACATCAAACGAACCCTGGCCGCTTGTATCGGTCTCATCCCACATTGCCTCAACCGAGGCCGTCCAAGTTTTCAGACCGGCCTTGTAGGTGCGGGAAGCATCGCCCATGCTGGTATCTTCAATCGTGTCACCAGTTTCCGAAACCGTATAAGACCGGACTTCGGCAACGGTATTTGCGCCGCTCTTAATTACGCCTTCCGAACCCGTATGCGTTGCCATAACAAACCTCCTAAAAAATAAGTTGAATTTTATCCCTAAAGCGGGGCTTCTAGGTCATTTTCTTTCGCCGCATATAAGACCTCAACGGTGATTCTTGCAATCCCGGCGGGCTTTTCGCCATCCCCCGCAAACTCGGTCTCTATCTGCGTGACTTTGGTGTCTTTTGCTTTCCCGCCCCTAGTTGTATCTAGGGCAAGTTTCTCTTCGACCTCCAGGCATATCTCATCCAGAGTGTCATCCAAAGCAGAGGTCGCCACCGCATAAGCCTCGACCATAACCTCCAAAGTCCGAATCTGAGTTCTCGGTCGATGGATGGTTGCGTTCTCAACTGTTTCTGCGTTTGTGTAGATACATAAACCCGGCATTTTGTCGGTTGCTAAAGGGTAAACCCTACTCGCAAAAACCCTAGTGCCGGTTGTTGTCAGACTTGTAAGGGTCGAAACAATGTTGTCTCGAATCTGTTTCCGAATATGAGCCATTATTGTTTCTCTAAAATTAGTTCGGTCATACCAGTTCCGTCTGGTTTCACAATCTTGACCCGATAGGTAACAGTCGCAATTACCAGGGTTGCGTTTTCATTGACCGTAGAAACATCCGCAGTCCGGCATAAAAAACGAGGTTGCAAAAGAGCATAGCCAACATTACCGCCCGTATCGACCTCAATATAGTCATTGTCAAATATCCCGCTGATGGCTGATGACGCACCGCCGGTTGACGGGGTATAAGTCGCCGACACCCCAAAATCGTTTGTGGAGACAAAGATTGCTCTCTCGACTGCGGTTTCTACGGCCATTTTTATCCCTTCACAAACACAACATCGCGGTGAATTTTATGAATGACTTTATACCCCAATGATGCGAGGAAATCTATTGTTTGCTGGTCTTCAACACCATATCTCTTGCCCAAACCTTTGAGTTCTAAACAAATGACAGGGCTGGATTTCTTGATTGTTTCAACCGCACCAAGAATTGCAAAATGCTCGAATCCCTCGACATCAAGTTGCAGAAGGTCGCAGTCTTTGACCTCAAGGTCATCTATCTTCATTACATCGAATTCATTGCCATCTTTTAACTGATGCGCCCCAATGTTTTCTGGGTCGATATGGTCAATCCCGGCTCGGCCAAGTTCCGCACCAAAAGCAACATTTCTCAGATAAATGTTTCCGTGATTCCTGGTGTTGATTTCTAGGGCCGCAAAGTTTGCCGGGTCGGGTTCTGCGGTATAGACGGACTTGAATTTTTTAGACAGGGCAACCGGCCAAATCCCAACATTTCCACCGGCCTGAATCACGCTTCGAAACTGTTTGCACCAGTTTGTTATGGTCGGAATGTCGTTGACTTCTCTCAGAATTATTTGTTGTGCAACCGCATCCCGAATAGGAATCATCCAGCCAGCGCGGTTTTCAAGTTGGATAGGCAATTTCTTTTTGCTCCCAGGGTCTCGGTTTGCCGTGAAAAATCACTATTTTATCGTCTGGTTTTATGCCGTGAACGCAGACATTCGCCTTGTAAGAAACAATCCCGCCGATGATGTCTTGCCAGAAGGTCGCCAGATGAAGTTTGTCGAGGAACATCTTTTCTAAAAATGTCTGGTCTCCACCATCGCAATAATCGGGAGACTCCAGGAAAGAGTCGTAAACAAAATTTAATGGTTTTTCCCAATACATCATCGAAGATTGCATTGCATTTGGGTTTGCCCATCCTCTGTAAACATCTCTGAGAATCACGAAATCCTTACCGCTTGCGGAACTTACAATCGAGGAACAATCCGACAGAATCACCGTATCAAGGTCAAAAAATAAGACCGGCGGTTTCAACTTGAAGAGTTCAATTTTTGACCACCATCCCGGCCAATTGTGGAAAAGCGGCAGGGTTTGGCAATGCATCTGGGGCAAATCGGTCAGGCAAACAAATTCA